CAAAAAGTGAAACCCCCTGTAAGCCATTACGTTGCGACGTGTCGGCCTATTTTTATTATTCGACTTTGTACCAAACATATCGATAAAAACGCAACGTTCGCAAAATTATGGGCAAAGAAAAGCCTCCTGTTTCGTTAGGAGGCGTGTGTGAAGTGTTTATCGTTTATTCTAGGTTTATTGCTACATCAGTTCCATTCTTAAATCTAAAGGTTAGAACCTTATTTCTGCTTACCCTTATTTCATCTACAAAGTAGATCATCAAGTCTTCGTCCCATTCAGTTATCGTTCCAGCTTTTTGTTTCAACGCTTCTATAAAGGCTCTCATTGATTTGGCTTGTACTAGACGCTTCTTATGTTCATCTTCTTTGGAGTTGAGCTTATCAGCTAAAGCTTTATATTTTGAATCGTAATCATTGTACTTCTTTAAGAATTCTTCTTGAGGCATTGCTTTTGTTGCGTTCTCGCTAACCAGCTTATTTACCAATTCAACAATGACTTCAATCTCTTCTCTGATGCTTTTTATTTCAGATTCAAGTGCTGCTGTGTTATCAAGTATTTTAATCATTTCAATGCAGTCTTCAACAACCTGGTCTTTATCGTTCATGAAGGAATTGTAGGCTTTTACAAATGCTTCTCTTAGTGTTTGTTCATCAAGAGTTGGTGTTTGACATTTTTGGTGGCTCTTGTCAAACTTGCTGTTGCATCGATAAACAACTCTTCTATATTTGTCATTTGAGTGCCATACCTTTTGTCCATAAAAGCAACCACAGTCTTCACAAATAACTCTGCTAGCAAACACGCTTTTTGCTGAAAACTTGCTCATCAGATTCTTTCTTCTTTTGATTTCAATTTGTACTAATTCCCAGTCATGTGGATTAACTATTGGATCATGATGGTTCTCAACATAATATTGCGTCACCTCACCATTGTTAACTACGTTTTTATGTTCCAAGAAATCCTTAACGTAGGTCTTTTGTAAAAGTGCATCGCCTTTGTATTTTTCATTAGTTAGAATGCTTTTAATGGTAGATAAATCCCACTCAGTTTTGCCTTTAGGAGTTCGATAGCCTTCATTCTCTAATTCTTCTTTTATTGCAGTTAGTGTTTTGCCTTTCAAGAATAGTTTATAAATCGTTCTAACTATTTCTGCTTCAGCTTCATTGATGATTAAACCTTTTAATCTGTCTGTAGGATGCTTGTCATAACCTAGAAATTGTGAATAGGCTAAACTTACCTGCCCATCAGCTAGTTTCTTTCGTTTACCCCATTTGACATTTTCAGAGATGCTTCTAGACTCTTCTTGTGCGATACTTGCCATAATTGTAAGCAGTAACTCGCCTTTAGAATCTAATGTATAAATGTTTTGCTCTTCAAAGAAAACCTCGATTCCTTTTGCTTTTAACTCTCTAATTGTCACAAGCGAATCAACAGTGTTTCTTGCGAATCTTGATACTGACTTAGTAATAATAAAATCAATTTTACCCTTTAAGGCATCTGCAATCATTCTATTGAAGCCATCACGCTTTTTAGTGTTTGTGCCTGAAATACCTTCATCAGTATAAATATCTACAAACTCCCATTCAGGTTTCGATTTTATAAGTTTTGTGTAGTAGTCAACTTGAGCATCATAAGATGATGATTGTTCTTCTTGAAGAGTTGAAACACGTGCATATGCGGCGACTTTTCTTTTTGTTAAGCCTACAGTAGGCATGTGCGTTACTGGATTAATTTTACTTGGTATGACTGTGACCTTAGCCATTATTCTTAACCCCCATGCGTTCAAAATTCTTCTGTCTAACTGCTTCTCTCATTTCTGGTGTCCAACTCAAGCTTCTACTTTTATGACACCAGTTTAATCGTTTTTGACTTCCATCTTTAAAGACAAAATTCATAACATAACCATCTAACATTTCGATTCTTTCAATTTTGCTTTTGAAAATATCTTCATTAAAAGTTTCAAGCCCAAGTGCCTCACATGATTTTTCTCTTAGGATCTCATCTCTAACTTGTGGCATGTTGCAGTGTTGCTTGCCTTTTCTTTCAAAAGTAACACATACCCAATGCTCACGATAGCTTCCAACTTTATGGTGATATGATTTTCCGCACTTGCCACAAATAACAATGCCAGTGAAAGGATAAACTTTATTCGTCTCTCCGCTAAAGTATTTGATTCTTTTTCCTTCAAGAATAGCTTGTGCCTTTTCAAATACTTCTTTGCTGATTATTGGTTCGTGATCGTCTTCAACTAAGTATTGATTCTTTTCGCCATAGTTCACTTTCTTTAATTTAGTGATATGGTTTTCCCTATATGTTTTTTGAAGTAACAAGTCACCAGTATAGTTCCGATTTGTCAGTATGTAGCGGATTACCTTTTCGTGCCACACTCCACCATATTTTGATGGCGTGCCTTCTTCATTTAGTATTCGAGCTATTTTTTGAAAGCCATTTCCAGCAAGATATAAATCAAATATTCTTTTTACAAGCTCTGCTTCTTCAGGTACAAGTTCATATCTTTGATTTACTAATTTGTATCCAAGACAATCATCGCCACCATACATTTTTCCTTGCTCGAAGTTTCTCTTAACTCGCCATAAGCAATTCTCAGAGCAGCTTCTACTTTCTTCCTGTGCATAACTTGCAAGAATTGAAATGAGCAACTCACCTTCAGATGTTAATGTGTTTATGTTTTGTTCTTCAAAATAGACTCCTACATCAATAGCTTTAAGTTCTCGTATTGTTTCAAGTAAGGTTACAGTGTTTCTTGCAAATCTAGATATCGATTTAGTTAGGATCAAATCTATTTTTCCTTCTTTTGCATCAGCTATCATTTTTTGGAATCCTGGTCTGCTAGCTCTCGTTCCAGTTATACCTTCATCAGAATAGACACCAACATAAACCCACGATGGATTCCTTTGAATATAGTCACTAAAGTAACTGACTTGTGAAGAGAGCGAATGAAGCATAGTGTCCTTATCTGTTGATACCCTTGTATAAGCTGCAACTTTGACTAGTTTCTTAATGCTTTGATTATTATCAACTTTTCTAATTTTCGACATTAGTCAACCTCCTTTTTTGGTATCATATATATCGCTCTAACCTTCTTTTTTATCAAGTCATTTTGCCTAAATAAACTCAAAGAGTTTAGATTATATTTTTTAGCCATCTTAGCTTCAATTTTTCCATAATCTTTTAGGCTGATTATTTTGGTTTTTAACATCAGTTCCGCTTGATGCATTGCGTTAAGATAATTCATTACATTACTGTCCACAAGAGCCACCGATCCTTTGCTTTGAATTCAAATAACACTCCCATGAACAGAACTTCTTATTTAATGATTTATAAGTTCTAAATGTTCTATGACAAAAATGGCACTCGATTTCAGTGTCATATTTTTTATTTAACTGATCATTATGCTCATGCCAGTAGAGTTGCCTGCATTTATCAGAACAGTATTGCTTTTCTTTTTTGCCAGAAACGAACCTCAGCTTCTTGCCACAATACTTACAATATACATCTCTTCTTTCTTTTTTAGCTTTAGTTCTTAAGCAAGTCGTTTTAACTGTAGATTCACAAAAACCAGTAAGATCGGATATCTCTTTGTACGATTTGCCTAAACATCTTAAATTTAATATTTCTTGCTTTTCTAACGTAGTCATTGCCTATGCCTCCTTCACTAGACAATGGCGTAGACCAAGCAAAAAGTTTCAAAAAAACTCACCCATTTTACTGAGTGAGCTTAGTTGCAAGTGTTATTGAATATCAATTACTTTTTAGGTCCTTGATAGTTATTATTATTTGGATTGCATTGGTTAGAGTGATTGTTTTGATTTGCTCTATATGCAGAATTGTTAGGATTATTTTGATTTGCATAATTGTTTAATTGTTGTTGCGTATGTGTTTTACCACTAACGCCATTATGTTTACTCATCGTCATCTTCCTCCTCAAATTCATCTGGTAGTCCATAATAATCACAAAGAATTAAATATGCAGCATATCTTTTTGCTTCTTTTTTAGATGTAGCGTATGCGGTATGGCTCATCGACCAGCTTCTTATGTAGCATGTACATTTCCACCAAGCTTTACCTTCATGGTAAACTTGTTCATCTGGAATATCATATTCAGGAACAGAGCACTTACCATGCTCGGCTAATTCTTTTAGAGTGTTGATTGCGTTTTCTTCCTTGAACTTATCTGGTCTTGCCTCTTCAGTATCAACATCTTGTAAGAAATCTTCGATCTGAAGCATGAATTCAACGGAGTTTTGTAATTCGTCTGGATTCCAGTCGCTATCTATAGCAATTGCTCCTAATATAGCTTCAAACAAATCCGCCTTAACTTTTTCTTGTTTTTCTACATGATTATCAATGTCACTGTCACCCATAAACATGTACTTTGCAAAACCTAGTCTATCAATTCTTCTTGCTAAGGTTTTATTGGATACAATTTCTTTCTTTAGTTCAGTGAAATCGGCTTCATTTTTGTGAGCAACTATGCAGTATTCATTACCATCTTCGTCTTCATCATAATAATCTGATTGTGACTTAGTGAAGCCAAATCTGTCAGCTATCACTTTTACAACATAAAAATCTAAGACTTTATCACCTAGAAACTCTAGAACTTCATTATTCTCACCACCGTATTGTGTAGAGTATGAACTTCTAGTAAAAGCCTGATAAAGTAAATCAATGTTGTTGAAATAGTAGCTAATCTTCTTTTGAACTTCATCTAAATGTTCATTTAAATCTTGCATCTATGTTTCCTCCTTAATATATATTTTTGTCCTAAGGAAACAAAAAAGACCTTCTGCCGACAGGGTAGACTCCTCCTAACTAGAGTCCTCCTATACAAAGGTCTAATTTAATCAAAACAATTTTTGTAAGATTTTCTACTTAATGCCTCCCACTTGCAAAAGGTATTAAACAGATCACATTACTCAACTACTTTGAGGAAACTAATCCTTCCTTATCGGACATAAATAATATACTACAAAAAAATGAAAAAATCAATAAGTTGGCAATAAAAAAGTGCCCACTACTCATCATTTCTGACTTTCATGGGCATGTTGATTATTCGCTTTCCTTTTCTTTGGATAGCTGTTTTATGATTTGATTTGTTCCTGTTGCACTGAGTCCTGAAGCTGCACCAATTATAATCGCAACCACAACATTTGTAGCTGGAATAATGGACGGAATAAAGAAGAAACAAATAACACCTGCAATAGCACCAGTTACTAACGCTATTAAAGGAATGAATCTGAGAAATCTCTCATCATTGTTTAGTGCCTTCTTTAACACTTCAATAATTAGATAAACAGCAGTTGCAATTGCTGGAACACTGATAAGATTTAAGTAATCCATAAGTACCTCCTATTTTTTTGCATTCTGTTCTAATAAATATTCATAAAGCTCATCTTTGACTTCATTGTAATCTTTAATAGCGGCTTTCAATTCACCATTCGTTTTTCCATCACGAATAGCTATTGAATTTGCATATGTCAGTTTTCCAATTGCATCGATGGACTTAAGAATCAATACATTTTCTTTTGCCTTAGCTTTTTCTTTTTCTTTATCTGATCGTTCCTTTTTGTCAAAGTATTTCTTTAAAAAGAAAAGCACCATACCACTGATGATGCTTGCTAAAACAGAAACAATAATTGATAAGTATTCCATTTTGACCTCCTTTGGCTATAAACCATTAGTTTTCATTTTCGTTTCTTAAATAGAACTTTACATCTTCATAATCAAAGAACTTCCATGTACCATCTTGATCTTGCCCGATCTGCATTCGATTATGGAGTTTGAATTTGTAAAGATGTTTATGTTCTTCTTTAATATCCTCAATAGTTGCGTATCTTGGATAAGTGACTACATTATCAAGTTTTTCTTGTTTTAGTCCCCACCAATACTTTTTTGTATAAGCAACAACCGATTTATTATGTTGATAGTTTTCGTATTCATTTCTGTTTGCTAAAAAGCCAAATTTTAGTCTTGGTAGCTTATAAACATACTTTTTAGTAATTAAGCAAATCCTGTTAGTTCCACATTTTATTCTGATCATTTTATCTCGATAATTCGTGATCCAAAGTGATATTGGTAGGACATTCACTATCACCTGTCGACATTCCTTCTGCAAACCAGTTATTACTATCTTCAAGTGTTATTCTGGCATAATGCATTGGTTCATTAATGATTTTTTGAGCCACTAAACGAGGATTTGTTCCATCTCGTTTATAACCATGCATACCAAGACTCCAATCATATAAGTGCTTATAACACTTTTCTTCAAGGTTATATAATCTGTGCCTCATACATTGGTTTACAACTGTTCCATCTTCATAGATGTTTTGTGTGTAAAATGGAACTATCCATTGATCGTAATCTGGCTCATCTCTTCCTGAATAAATAACTCTTCTTGAAACCAGTTTCATTGTGTTGAAATCAATAGACAAGACTTCATCGCCAACTTCAATATCACCTAAGTTTTTGAATGTTCCATCAGCCATTTCTACTTGTGTGTAATAACCTAAACATTCAGCTGAAGGCGTACTATATGCATAAATCAGACATCCGTTTTGAGTGAAGACATATGGACTAGATGCTGTTGGAGTAACCGTTGTTAGCACGTTTCCTTCTGCATCAGTGACTCTAAACCATTTTTGACCTGTATATTTGTAGTCACAACCTTTCATACTGACTAAGTTAGAAATATTGAAAGGAGCCTCATCACCTTGTTCTTTACTATAGCTTTGTTCAGTTAATGAAACATGGTTCGTAGATAAGTTTGCCGTTATGGTTGCCGCATCAAGTCTCTCTACTGTTGCTGTATACGTTGCAAAAGTTGATACCCTTGATTTATCAGAGAACTCACCACTATTTCCATGAGCAGAAACATCAATATCATGGCTTTCATCTATATCAACGTAATCATTCAAATCAAATAGACATACTGAAGTATCACGAATGTAAACATTGTCAATGTAAACTTTATAAGTTGAAGCACCAGAGATACTTGACCACGATAAAATACCAGCTGAAGAAACAACTAATTCAGGTGCATCTAATCTTTTATACGTTATGGCGTTGCTTGCTTCTGATAAATCCCAACCAGACTTATATGCTTTTACTGTTATTGAGTAAGTTCCACCAGCCAATGAGTAATTGGCAAGATTCACAGATGTAGATGATGTAGTAAACCACTGAGTTCCATTTTTATACACATAGTAACTAGTCGCATCTGTTACAGCATCCCATGATAAAGTATTTTGATTTAAGCTAATGACTGGACCAGCAAGTGACAATACATAAGTTATTGGCTCGGAATAATCTGATGCTATACCTGATCCTCTTGCTTGAACTTTTACATAATATGTACCACCAGTTGTTATTTTGTTTCTTAAATTATATGAAGTTGATGACACTGACACCGTATAAGATGCTTTACCAGTAATTGAAATATAATAAGTTGTTGCACCAGTTACAGCTTCCCATGATGCAACTCCAGCACTTGTTATTGAAACTACAGGTTCATCAAGTTTTTTAGTCTCGGTTGCAATATAGTATTTAGTTCCTCCGCCATGAGTCATCATACCTAATTGATAAGAAGAGCTGCTTGAGTAAGACCAAATAAAAAACAACGGTGCATAATTTGACATTAGACAACCAGGTGCTATTAAGTTGTATGAACTAACACCATCAGCTATTGAGTTTCCATTACCAACACATCCTCTGTCTGAGTATCTTCTTGTATATCCTCTGACCATTGTACCGATCCTTTGTGTACCGACCGACCATTTTTCTGCATCTAAAACAACCCCATAATTTTGAGTTCCATTATATAAAAGCAAAAGTACAAATTGCGTGCCTGTACTTCCTAAAGCATCGAAATCAGAAGTAAAAGAAAATGTTATTCTTCCTTGAGATGTATATGTTAAAACACCTGCAGGTGCATAATCAGAACCAACACTTGTAAAGGAATCTCCAGGTTTAAGTACTATAGCATTTGGATTAAGTCTATGTGTTGTTGAATCAATAATATATGCAGTTCCTGGAAATGATCCTGAATAAGGTGGATTAACAGGTATAAGATATACATTTGCGTCATCCATGCTGACACCACTTTTTACATAAATATTATTTGCTAACGTCCCAGAAGTAAACCTACATAGATCAAATGCTGAGGAAGATGTTGATTTTGAAATGTAATAATAAAAATATGGAAATGGAAATCCATCCATTGGATATTCAACTACATCAGGTATTTTTTTAATAGTGGCTTTACTTATCAGTTTTCCATTTGTTGGTGTAATAATTTGTTCCTGACCAACTGGTTCTATTTCTTTTTCTTCTGTCTGAATGTAGTATGTTTTTCCACTAGCACTACTATCTTTATTTACAATACCTCTTTGATTGACCACTACTTTAGGCGTAATTGAAATAGGATAATTTGATAAATCGTCAGAAACATAACGTGATGATATAGTAGCTGATGGCGATAACGATGCGTTACCAATTGTTCCGTTTACCTCAACTTTATTCTTATCAACAATCTTTTTACCTAATCTTAGATCGTTTGAAGTTGCAGTAACCTCGGATACGTCTTTTTCACCATCTTTCACTTTTTTTATAGCCTCATCAATTTGAGAACCTGTATATATTAATTTACCCATTTTGTCACTCCTTTAATTGCTAGTATCCTCTATGAAAAAACTCTCATATGTTCCATAGTTGAATGTCATTCTAAGTAGCTCGTAACTAGATGAAGAATTATAGTACGAATTAAAATACACATTAGTCAGGTTTCCAAATAAAGTTTTTGGTCTGTAATATGTAACTGTCATAGAACCTGGATTTCTAGACATAAAGTATCCACCATTTATATAAGTTGCTGATGAAGTTGAAAACGATCCGACACCACTATATCCATGAGAGAATAATTTATAATCAACACAAGGAACGTAATAACACCCATTAATCCATAAAAGGAAGACAACACTTCCAATGCTAGTATAAAAAGCAGCTGTGTGCTTAAATTGAAGTCTACCTTCAGTTGTGAAAGTTAAAACACCAGCAGGAGCAAATGTGTTACCTGTTGATGTGATCGATTCACCAGCTGATAATACAATTGTCGTTGATGGAATTTGCTTTGTATTTGTGTCAATTATGTCTATATAATTTGTTGAACTAAGTGTTGCTGACAATTTATAGAGATAGACTTTTGCCACACCTGATTGTGCTGCTGTTGAACTACAATAAACATTATTATGTGTGTTACCATTGTAGGCATAAGTCTTGCGAGAAGTACCCGTATAGGAAGTTGGTGCAGGAAGCGACATTCTTGACACATACATTTTATTTATTACTGGTGGAACATCTGCAGCAGCTACTATTATTTTTGACATCAGTTTTCCATAAGAAGGTGTTACAGTAACATCTCTGGTAGTTGGTGTGACCGATTTTTCTTCTGTTTTTATATATTTAGTAACAGCTGTTCCAATAACAGTGTTTTCGATTATTCCAGCCTGGTTAACATTCACTCTTGGAACTATAGTGATTGGATAATCGGTTTCATTCAATGAAATTTCATCGCCAGAAACATTGGCATCTGGAGCAATTCTAGCACTTGATAAATTTCCAGTTATCAAAGTCCCTGATGAGTTCATAAACTTTTTACCTACTGCCACATCATTAGCGGTTGCATTGACACTCGAAACATCTGCATAATCAGCTCTAACTTTTCTAATTGCAGCATCAAAATCAGACGCTTTATGATTTATATTGCTCATTAACTAAATACCTCCTCGATAAAGTCATCCATTTCTGATGCGGTATATTCGCTTTGATAATCTGTTAAACTAATCAAACTGATTCTTTCTTCATCACTATCTACAACAATTGTTCCTGTTGAATCATATAGATAACTTTCATTTATTTCACTCACGCTTTTAAGAGTGATTGTTCCTGAAATTGCACCATTATAGTTGATGGTATGTGTAAGAATTAATCCTGTAATATACGATCCATAAACCGTAGCAAAATAGATAACATCCAATGGTTCAAGTTCAGGATTTCCTCTATATTTAACGTTGTGCGTTAATCGATACTGCAGGTAATTTGCTGCATGATAAATGAGTGCATATTGCATTGAAGCTGAAGTTACTAAAGAGTTCTTTTCAGTATCTGTTGAACCGTTGGTGTTTAGCGATACTACACTTTCCATAGTTGAAACTGATGTGTTTATCTTCTTCCCAACTACCGTTACATTGAATGCTCCTGTCCCAGTAATAACAAAATCAGCAGCTGATGCATAGGTATGAATATCTGTAATAGATACACCTCCACTAGCTGTTATAGTTTGATTTGTTGATAAAGGATATTCAATGTGGCATTGTGTTTCACCATTTGCATCAATAACTACTTCAGATAATACTGAATCTTCTGTTTCAGGTGTATACACATATAGGTTTGCTGAAACCTTATAAAGAGTTTCTATTTTTGAAATAGTGTCTCCGTTAAGTTCAATTGAATCTAAGCCAACTATAAAATCAGATGGCACTACTGAACTTGAAAATGGAATCATTACTATCTTGTCGCCTTTAGTACACAATGCACATCTTGCTGCATGAGCAATAAGCTGAAGACAATTTAAATGAGTGTCTACAGGAATTGGTGCGTTTGTTAACATAACTAATAATGTTGAATCTATTTGATAGTCTTGAGAACTAAATCCTGCATCAGTTAAAACACTAACAGCCAAGTCATATAGATTAGATGAACCATAAACACCTTTATAATATATTTTCGTTAAATGGCATAATCTAGAACTTGCCTTAAAAGTTGCTATTCCTCCTGAAACGGTAGGCTTTGCATCCAGCAAATAAATATCTGATGGAAGCCACTCAATAGAACCAGGAGTTATTTCAAGACCAAATTCGACTGTTATCTCAGCGTTTTCATCCATAGAGCTCCATTTGCCAGAAGGATTGGAAGGATTGTATTCACCAGAATAATCAAATATTGAAAAAGAAAAATCCTCCTTTGGAGCTCTTCTTGATAACGGATCAATATCGCTGCTTTTTTGTGCTGATAATATATCCTCATCAGTAAATGTATATGTGGTTTGACCTGAAACAAGCGAGATTCTTAAGTGAGAACATGGTCTGCATCTATCAGACATTTTAACATCATAATTTAAG